GCTGGCAGAGGAATTGGGGGCTGAGCTGATCTTCTGTGATGTGAGTCGGGATGAATGCTTGGCACGTCTGGAAGTAGATGAGGACCGCAAGTTTCGCCGGGATGAGTGGCGCAGTTACATCGACAAATGGTTTGAACAATATCAACCGTGAGGGGTGAACATATGAAGGTATGTCCGGAATGTGGCCCGGGTTTTGGTCGTATGAAACGTATGGGTGACAAAGAGTATTGCTGTAGTACGAAGCATCATGGAGTAAGGCATGGATTAATTGAAATCGGCGAGCCGTATATCATCGGCGCTAAGTCCTTGGAAGATGCAGAGCGAATCGCAAGTACTTACGGATTGCGTAGGTATCAATGGAAATACGCCTATTGCGGAACTGCTCGGCAATTAAAGGATGGCCTTGGGATGGTTAGTGAGGATCGGCTGCTAGGTGAATTTAGAACAGGAGAACGCTTTGTGCTTACTGGTAAGCATTGAAATAACAAGCGCTTGGGAAAATGGGAGGAAACGATGTGGCATATTTTGTTAGTCCCTTTAAATGGTGCATAACTGGTGTGAAAGTAACCAGTAAAAGGACTGCGGTAATTGGTATTCATATTCCTGGTGTGAACAACCGAGACAGGATTAATGTCCGCTTGAACATTTGGGATATGATCACGGGGAAGTCGATTGAGAATAAAACCATGGCCGTATTGGATCGATGGGAAGCCAAGTGTAAAGCAAAGAATGATGAAGCAAAACGGCTTGGTGAAATCGAAACAAGAATTATGTCCAGACGCCCCCCCGGTCAGTAGATTTTCTGAAATCGCTCCGGACCGTATAGGGGACCCTTTTTTTGCACAAACCTAAAATTTTGAAATTCGGCGAGGTGATTCAAATTTCAGACAAAAAGGAAATTTTCAGTCAAGAATTGGCCAAACTCCGAGATATCTTCCAAAAGGTAGACCCGGAAAAGGCCCATATTGTTGATGGGTTGATCCAGGACGCAGCCTTTCTGAAGGCGGAAAATTTCGAACTGCGCAAGCGGATGGAAGGTACCGGAATGGTGGAGTTTCATCCTACCAATCCAAGGCTACAGCGCACCGTTGAAGCCGCAAAGCAATACCTGAAAAACGTGAATTCATATTCTGTCATCATTAAGACACTGAATGGGGTATTGATGAAGGACGTGATCGAAGATGAAGACGAATTCGACAAGTTCCTACGAGAACGTCAGGGCGACTAACTACCTTCTTCAGTACAAGTGCGCAATCGACCGAGGCGATATTATCGCCGGTCAGGAATTAATGCAGCTACTGAATAACTTGGTCGGTGATCTCGATAACCAGGACTACATTTACGATACATCAGACGCCCATTTCCGTATTGAATTTATCGAAACCTTTTGCCGACATACCAAAAGCCCATTCTACGGGAAACCGTTTCACCTAGAACTTTGGGAAAAAGCATTCATCGAAGTCTTTTATTCTTTTAAGTGGTCGGACAAGGGTTACTACCGGTATTACGAGGAACATCCGCCGAAGCCGAAACTTCGCCGGTTCAAAAAAGCCATTCTCCTGATAGCTCGGAAGAATGGGAAATCCACGCTTTGTGCGGCGCTCTGTTTGACGGAGTTGATGGTCGGCACGGGCGGCAACGATATCGTGTGTTCATCCAACGACGACAGCCAAGCGGATTTAATCTTCGGCGAGATCAACAACATGCGAGAGCAGTTCGATCCGAAGGGAAAGCGGACGCACAAGAACCTGAAGGGGATCTATAACCAGAAGAATCGCAGCCGCATCTTTAAGATTTCGGACAAGACCCGAAACAAGGAAGGGCGGAACATCGACGGCGCGATCCTGGATGAATCCCACGAGATGAAGACCAATGTCATCGCCAAATCCATTGACCAATCGCAGTCCACCAAAGATGAGCCATGGTTTATCAACATCACGACCGAAGGGTTTGTGAACGACGGGTATCTCGATCAGGAATTGAAATATGCCCGGCAGGTTTTGGATGGCGATCTTGAAGACGCCACGCTGCTGCCATGGCTGTATACGCAGGATAGTGAGCAGGAAGTTTGGCAGGACCCGAAGTCGTGGCAGAAATCAAACCCAAGCCTCGGCACCATAAAAAAAGTGAAATACATCAAGGACCAAATCCGCAAGGCTCAAAAGGACAAAGCCGAGCGGGTTTTTATGTTGTCGAAAGACTTTAATATCAAATCCAACAATGCGGCGGCGTGGCTGCTGGCCGAAGAAATTCGTAACAGTAACGACGTTTCCTTTGAGCTGGAAGAGATGCGCGGGCGCGTCGCCATCGGCGGCGTAGACTTATCTAAATCCGGTGACTTGGCTTGCGCTAGGGCGATGTTCCTGAAAGGCGGGAAGAAATATACAGTCTCGCAATACTTCATTCCAGAAGCGAAGTTGCTGAACCTCCCTAAAGAGGATGAGGAGAAATACAAGGAATGGGTTCGCCAAGGGCGCATCACGATCAGTGACGGGAACGAGAATGATTTCCGTCATGTGACGGCGTGGTTCGTCAAACTGGTCAAAGACTTCGGCATTCGCTTCTTGAAGATCGGCTATGATAAATGGTCCGCAATCTATTGGGTAAAGGAAATGGAGGATATGGGCTTCGATATGGTTCGGGTGGTGCAAGATTGGGGGCCAATGTCCGAACCGATGCGATTGGTAGAGGCAGACCTTCGAAGTGATTTGATCTATTACAACGATGATAGTCTGGATCGCTGGTGTTTGGAAAACACGTCCATCACCGTGAATTCGAAACTGGAACAAATGCCGATTAAAATCCAAGGAAAGGAGGACAAGAAAATCGACGGCGCAGTGACGCTGATCATTTGCTATCGGGTGTATCTGGATAACCGGAGCGACTTCCTGAGGTTGTCAGCATAAGTACATTCAGAGAAAGGAGGTAAACCCATGTCATTGTTGGACGTGCTTCGCGGTTGGGCTGGTCAACGTAAAGACGCAAAAATAATGCGAATGCTGAGCGGCGGGCTGCCTGTTTTTAGCCAATTCGGGACGGATATCTATGCTTCTGATATCGTCCAGAACTGTATTAATGTGATTGCAACCGAGATGAGTAAGCTTCAACCACGTCATATTCGCAACACGGAGGAAGAGCAAAATGTGCCCAAGGGGAATATTAACCGGTTGCTAAAGTTTGGCCCAAATCCGCTGATGACGACTAGCGAGTTTATTGAAAAGACGATCTGGCTGCTGTTCATGAATTACAATGCGTTTATCATTCCGATATTCGATTCCGACAACAGTAGCGGGATCGAGCGGCGAACATACCGTGCAATGTATCCCATTAATCCGAGTCGTGTTGATTTTCTTCAGGACCCGGAAGGAACAATGCTGATCAGATTCCACTTCCCGAATGGAACGGAATTTACTTTTCCTTACGCTGATGTGATCCACCTGCGAAAGAAATTCTCAGTAAATGAGATGATGGGCGGTGGGGTTAACGGCCAGCCGGACAATGCGGCTTTGCTAAAGGTACTTGAAACAAACAATACACTATCCCAAGGTCTTGCGCGGGCGGCCAAGATTAATGCATCCATCCAGGCGATTCTCAAGATAGCTACCATGATGGACGACGATGCCAGCCGCGCCGAACGTACGAGATTCGAACGCCTGATTGCATCCGGCGAAAGCGGCATTTTACCGATTGACCTAAAGGGTGAATATATTCCGGTAAAGGGTGACGTCAAATTTATCGATAAAGATACGCTGGCATTTCTTCAGCAAAACGTGCTGAATTGGTTCGGTGTATCCTTGCCGATCCTAACCGGAGAATTCAACGATGACCAGTATCAAGCCTTTTATGAAAAAGCGCTCGAACCCCTGGTCATTTATTTTGGGCAAAAGTTCTCCAAGGTCATGTTTACGGAGCGGGAGCTGGATGTTGGGAATGAGATCATTTTCTACCATCGGGATATGAATTATCTCAGCACGGCTGCCAAACTGAACCTGATCAAAACAACAGGCGAGCAGGGTTTATTAAGTGACAACCAGAAGCTGAAACTGCTTGGGTACCCGCCAGTAAAGGGCGGAGAACGCCGTACGCAGTCTCTCAACTATATTGACGTGTCCTTGATTAACCAATATCAAATGGCAAGTCTTAACAAGGGAAAGGCGGTGGAAGAACATGAGTCAAATTAAGCTTCCCGGACTCATGCTCAGGGAGAAAAGATCATTTAGCTTCCCCGACATTAGGGCCGAAAGGGATAGCGGCATTATTGAAGGGCATGCCGCGGTGTTTGATCAAAAAACCATAATCGGCGGAATATTCGAAGAAGTTATAGAACGCAGCGCGTTCGACCGCACGGATTTTCGGGATGTCGTGTTTACCGTGAATCATAATCTTCAAAGTATCCCATTAGCCAGGAGCCGGAATAACAATGCGAATTCGACGTTACAGCTGAATGTGGATGATAAAGGTTTGTTTGTCCGAGGGAACTTGGACATTGAAAATAATTCCGAGTCAAGGGCATTACATTCATCGGTAGCCAGAGGCGACCTGAATGGAATGTCCTTTATTTTTATTATCCGCGACCACAAGTGGGAGGGTTTAGACACGGATATACCTCTTCGCCGCATCCTAGATATCGCTCGAGTAATCGAAGTATCTGCGGTATCCTTTCCGGCCTACGCTGGAACTGATATAAATGCTCGTGACGAGCAGGCACTGGAGAGTGCCCGCGCCGCACTGGAGAGTGCGAGATCCGAACTGGTGAGTTCGAGAAACGAGCTTGAAATGCTACGCCTAAGAAGTCAAATACTTTTGAAAGGTTGATGAACCATGAGAAAATTTTTGGAAAAATTGCTACAACAGAAGGAAGCCCGTAAGAAGGAAATAGGGATTCAGGCAGAAAAGGCAACTACGCTGGAAGAGCTGCGGAGTATCAACAGCGAATTAGAGGGGATCAATACGGAAATCGGTGAGATTCGTAGCGAGTTGGACAAGCTTCCGCCGGAAGATCCAGCAGGTGGAAATACGCCTCCAACTGAAGGAAGAAGCCAAACACCGCAGCCAAGTAATTTTACACAAGCCCAGGTTATGAGTTCCTACGGCATTCAGCAGCCACAGCAGCGCAGCGGGGAACAAAACGATCCGTTCAATACCTTGGAATACCGAAATGCATTCATGGCGTTCGCCAAGACTGGAGAAATTCGGCCAGAATTGCGAGCAAATGCCACTACAACCACCGCAGATGTTTCCGCGGTTATCCCGACTTCAATCCTGTCCGAAGTCGTGAAGAAACTGAAAGTATATGGGCAAGTATTCAAGCGGGTCCGCCAATTGAACATTAAAGGCGGGGTAGAAGTGCCTATTCTCACCCTGAAGCCTGTCGCTAGTTGGATCGGAGAGGACAAGCCATCCGATAAGCAGAAAGTTCAGGCGAAGGAAAAAGTGTCCTTCAGCTACTTCGGCCTTGAATGCAAGGTGGCTATCTCTTTGCTGGCTGATACAACTACACTGGATGGATTCGAAACCACAATTACGGATTTGATCGTCGAAGCAATGATCCAAGCGATTGATCTTGCTGTCGTGCGCGGGGACGGCGTCGGCAAGGCAAAGGGAATTATCAACGATTCCCGTGTTCCGGATAATCAGATCGTAACCATGACTGACGTCGAATTTACATCATGGGCAGCTTGGAAGAAAAAAGTACTGGCTAGATTGCCGCTTGCATACAAAGCTGGTGCGACATTCCTGATGTCCTCAGGCACATTTGAGGGCTATATCGACGGCATGACTGATGATAACGGACAGCCTATCGGTCGCATGAATTATGGAATTACAGACGGACCACAGGGCCGTTTCAGCGGCAAAGAGGTCATTGAGGTGGAGGACGACGTGCTTCCGTTTTACGATGACGCGCAGGCTGGTGATGTTGTCGTTATTTTGTGCAACCTGAAAAACTATGGCTTTAACTCGAACCTTGAAATGACCATGTTCCGTTACTTTGATCATGATACGAATGAATGGGTCGATAAAGCCGTTCTGATTGCTGACGGCAAGCTAATCGATCCTAACGGCGTTGTGATCGTTAAAAAAGCAGCAACCACCTAATCCGGAGGGCCACAAACCCTCCTTTTTATGAAAGGAGAAGATTCCATGGTAAGAGCAAAGAAAGACCCAGTTGAAAAGGTTGAAGAAGTGAGGGCAGGCGGTGAAATCATTGTTCTTTGGAAGGCAACCCGCCCATTGAGCACAACCGAGCATGAGCAGTTATCCGAAAAGCTTCGTGCAGAGTCCTCGCTGAGCGGCGTGAAGATCGTCCTGTCGCCTTTTTCGGTAGATGCCAGTGTTATGAAGACCCAAGGCCTTAAAATCGATCCTGCGTCCGCTGGAAAGGCCACTGAGCCTATTCAAGAGCTTTCACAGGATGGAGTCGCTACGCCTGCTGATCCTACGGCCAAAGAACAGGGTGTAACGGGTGAACCTGTGGCCGATAAATAACTGTTCTCCCAAGCGCTTGGGAATATGAAGGAGGGACCATGGACCTTCAATACGTGAAAGAGTATCTCCGGGTGGACTATGACGAAGATGACCGTCTAATTACTGGATTTATCGCGGCTGCTAAGGAGTATCTTGGCGGTGCGGGTGTGGGCGAACGGAATGACAGCGAGTTATACAACAATGTGATCCTCATGTTGGTTTCTTTGTTCTACGAAAATCGTGAGGTGACTGACAAGGAT